CAGTTCTGCGGCTTCTTTGGTTTTGTGTAAAAGACCTTCCTTAAGCCATCTACTGGTAGTTATAGATTCAGCGAACTTAAATGCCTGCACTTTACTATCTGTTAGGTAAGGGATATAATATAATTCACCTTTTCTGGGTCTGACCCTAATAGGTTCAGGAACTTCATATCCGTTGATGTTTATGGTTTTGTGTTTTATTTTCCAATCTAATAAGCTAATGTTTTCTAGGGTTATTGAAAACCCGTAAAAACTATGGATACTAACTATGTTATTTTCTTCAAATCTTACCGTCACTTCATTATTCACATCAACTAAAGTCTCTCCAGCTAGTAGTGCTTCTAATACTTCTCTATGGTTTAGCATTTTATTCTCCTAATAAAACAAAGTTTCTCACTTCTAATTAATCTACTACCATTAATGAACATTGCCAATGTCCTGTATAGCTACAGTTACCTAAAAAATATTGGGCGCTTATTAATGGCGTCCACCATTCATTTACTCTTTCAGCTGGTAACTCAATATAACCGTAAATTGACCCATTCTTATCAGTAGCTATGTACTCTACTTCTTCATCTACATAGAAATCTATACCAAAATAATTTACTTTTTTATACCTAGTACCGAAGTTATTAATCTTTTCTAGTAAAAACATAATTTCTCACTCCTAATCACGCTGTATTTAGTTTTCCATCTCTTACCCATAGTACATTCATTAAAGAAATACCTACCAGTTACCATAGGTTTCTTTAACTCTTTAACTGCGATAGGTTTAAGACCTTCCAAGAGCTTTCTATTTACTCTAGTATTCTTTCCATCCCACATCCAAGAGTAGGACTTCTTGACTTTCATACTTTTGCAAATAGAAAACCCTTCTTGGTTAGCTCTTTCAATAGCTACATCAGCTACTAAAGCCTTAGTATAGTTACTCTGATTTAGAGCTTCCATATACATTATTAACGATAAACAGGCTATAGAACCCATGTTATTCTCCTATATTTACCACTTCCTTGTGGTTATAACCCAGTTCCTTAGATAGGTCAAGTTATTAATTACTAGCAGTCTTATCCCATAGTTCTGTTAGTACTTCTAGGTTATCGAAAATACCATAGACATTAGCTGGTAAAGTTAGCTGGTACTTGGCTCTAGTCATAGCTACATATAGTAGATTCAAGGTTTGATTATCTTTCAGCAGTTTAACTAGGTCATCAATGCCACCTTCCTCTGTTTCCCGTAACATATCCATATCTAAAGTAACTGAATCATATTCTAAACCTTTACTTTTGTGGGCTGTAACAATAGTAAATTTACCTTCAGCAGGTATTTCAGTAAGTACACCTTTAATAGCAACTATATTACCATGAGTACCTCTACCTTGTGACATTTTGAAAGATAGAGTGTATAATCTCTTCAAATCTGGATTACGTTCTGCTTCAGTGACAAACTCACCTATAGTATTAAACCTACGCAATTCAGCATTAGGGAATTTAGGCTTTGACCCACTAGCTAGAGCAGATAAATGGTATAGTTTAGACCACAAATCCTGTAAATCAGCTACTACATGTACTTTATAATTCTCTTGAACTGCCGCAAGTAAGTAATCAATGATAGAAGCATTAGTTCTAACAATAATAGCACTTGTTTTAACTGGTTTAACCTCAGCTTTACCTATAATTGGTCTATCATTACCCGCAATAGAGGTAAGTTTAGTAGCTAACTCAGCTATCTCTGGGGTAAAGCGGAAACTTTCAGTCAAATACAAGCGTTTAAAGGTATCTGGAATACTACCAAAAGCATTAACCGCACCACGCCACTCATAGATAGACTGGTAACTATCACCTACCATAATTAACTGACTGTTAGTCTGGTTATAGAATATATCTAAAGTAACTGGGTTAGAGTCCTGTGCCTCATCTAAATAGATAACCTCGTAGTCTTCCAAATTAGGGTTACTTAACTGATACATTTTCAAGTAAACATCATGGGTCATGTTTACCGTGCTTGTTTTAGTTGTAACTGCCGCCCAAGCTTGAAGAACTAAAGGTAAATAATAGTCATAACTAGCTCTATCATGCTCTAGGAAAGCATAAGTAAACTCACCTAGAGCTAGGCTGTCCGACTGACAGAAAGCTTTTATAATATCCAGAACTTTAAATATAGTTTCTAGTTGTTTGTCTTTGGTTAAGTAATCTAACTGTTCGCCATATAACTCTACAAACTGTTTAGTATCAAAGAAACCAGATACCTTCTTGTACATTTTCTCTGGCGCAATAATAGTAGCATAAGCTAGAGAATGTAAAGTCCTACATTCTACCCAAGAAGGGAACTTAGTCTTAGCTTCTTCTGCTATTGACTTGTTAAAGGCTATATAAAGCGATTTACGCTGTAGTTTATCTGCTATAAGTGTGCAAGTAGTTGTCTTAGCCGCACCAGCAAAGGCTGAAATAGCTAGGTTACTACCTTTACTAGCTTCTAATACGATTTGTTCTTGCTCTAAAGTAGATTTAATTACCATTGTTGTTCTCCAAATAAAGGTTATGTAGTCTGTTAATTTCGTTTAAGATACTTTGATAGCCATTATATCTTTTAGGTTTTTTATCTAAGTTATGTTCTACAACATCCATCTTAGCCGTAGATCCCCAAATATCTATTTTAAAGTCTGGATATCTACAGTAACAATGATAGATACAAGTGCTAGTAACAGTAAATCCAAGCCCTGTTAGATAATCAAAGAACATATTGGTACGTTCATGTTTATCTGCTTTATTAATATCTGCTATATTCATAAATACCTACAATTCAATATAACTGTTTTCTAAAGTAATCTCAATAAACTTAGCTAAGTCTTTATGCTTAGTAGTGGTTTTACTCGCTTGAACAACCTGTTCGATATATTCATTCCTAAAGTAAATCTGCTCTCTAAGTCTTTCTTCTATTCTATCGAAAGCTTTTACTTCTTTCTCCAATTCGATAATCTTAAAAGCCGCTTCTTCAAGTAGTTTTCTAACTGGTTCTGGTAAGTCAACGTACTTGCAAATCTCTTCAAGTGAATAGTTACTTGGAATGTTCATTATAATACCCTCTTAGTTATAGTCTTTATCAAAATATGCCCAACAAGCTGCATCCATCATATCTATATGTTCTTTAGTTAATATCTTATCTAAAGCTTTAATTTGTTTCTCATTCAAACTAACAACAGAACCATCTGTAAAAGTTACTTCAGCAACTAGAGTATCTCCGCCTTCTAAGTCTGGAAACTCTGCCGGATAATCCCAAGTAGCTGGTTGATAGCTACCTACTATCTGGAATTCAAACTCTACATATAACTCTATAGCTTCTAATGGAATACAAAGTAACTGTTGTACTTTGTTATCTTGTAATTCAAAGACTACTGCTGTTTTCATATCTATACCTTGTAAAGTAGTTTACTGGAAATTGAACGGCAAAAATATTGCTTTGTTTCTGTTTTCGGATTTTACAGGATATTATAAAATTTTACAAGCATTTATTTATACTTATTTATAAGGCAAAATTTAAGCTTGCAGCTGTTTAAAATTTTATTATCACTAATCAGCTTTTATTTGAAATTAACGCTTGCAATCGTTTTACAATAGATTACAATAACGCTCAATTGCTGGAAACGGCAAGCGATAACAGCCGGTAAATTGGCTTACTTAATTTACTTACCAAAGGTAATACTATGATTACATTAACAACTGAAAGATATAGTCTAGGTGAACTAGGTTACGAACTAGACTCTACTAGAGTTACTGAAATTACAGAAGAACAGTATGTTAACTATATAGACAGTAGCGGATTCTTTGATAACCTATTCGGTGCTTCAGATACAGTAGTTATTGAGGATGATGTTACAGTTATAACATCCATTAGTCCTGATAAGTCAATTAAAGTAGTTAGAACATTTGAGGTGTAACATGACTGAATATAATACATTCTACCTAAATAACACAGGTTCTCGTTGGGTACATATAGACCGTTTCGGTAATAAGGATAAGATTACCTTAGAAACTAAGTCAGGTAAGTTAGTTACCAGAACTTGTCAGTTCTACGAATCTTTTGGTAACTTTACTACTATACAGATTACCTATAAAGGTAAACGTATGATGGTATTCCCAGATACAGTATTGGAGGATTAAATGAACTTAAAACTTAACAGTAATTTACTCTATGTAAATAAAGAACTTATAGCTTCTATGAAAGCTATGCAAGAAAGTATGGAAACTATCATGCACTATCATAGAACACTTCATCTAATATTAGCCGCTAGACAAGCTAAGGAAGGTGTACTAGAGTTTCCATCAATAGATAACTATGATGAACTTGTTGCTTTATATAATGAAGGTAAACTAAGGTCTTCTCTAGGCGGTAAGAAACTAGAAATACTAGACCAAGATTTTAAACTATTTAACAAGGTTAAATTACATGAACTTACAACAACTAATTGATTCCAGACAGTCTTTAAACGACTTACAATATCAATCTCTATTAGATATGTTAGCTTATAGACAAGGTAATACTGCTAGAGAAGCTATTAAAGCATCTTTACGATGCAAGTTCTATATTATATTTGACCAGTTACCTCTTAGTAAGAGGATTACTGTTAGGGATGACCATATAGAATTTACTGCTAGGAATGCAAAGCAAGAAGTTAAGTTATTAAGAGAGCTAGTAATAGCAACAGGTGAGTTATGAATATATTTTACTTAGATAAAGATGCTAAACTCTGCGCTCAGTACCATACAGATAAACACGTTATAAAGATGATACTAGAATCTGCACAGTTACTATGTACAGCAGTTAATGTAAAAGCAGGTAAACAAGTTAGTCCTTATAAGACTACTCATGTTAATCATCCTTGTAGTATCTGGACTAGACAAAGCCTAGCTAATGCTTGTTGGTTATATACCCTTATGATGGAACTAGATACAGAATACTATCACAGATATGGTAAGCATCATCTATCAGTAGAGAAACTACAAGATGCAGATATTCTAGGTTTAATGTTCACATACATACCTGTAGGTGAATTTACAGAACCACCTTTAGCTATGCCTGATGAATTCAAAGTAGCTGATACAGTGGAAAGTTATAGAAACTACTACAGAAACGCTAAACAACATTTACATAACTGGACAAACAGAGGTACACCAGCATGGCTATAAAATTAGAAGTAGGTAAACAATATATTACTAGAGATGGTACTGAGTATACAGCACCTTTAGAACTAAGATACGGCTTCGGAGACATGGCGTATACAGCCACTACTTATAAGAGGGGTACTACTATATCTACAGCCTCTAGAACGTGGACTTATGGTGGCTCTTGGATAGGTATCATAGAAAATGACTTAGACCTAGTAGCAGAATATAACCCAGAGGAGATTAAAATGGACGAGAAAGTAGTTGTTAATATAGAAGTAGGTAAAACTTATAGAACTAGAGAAGGTAAAGAAGTTACTTTAGAACCTTGGGATAGTTACACTTTAAAAGGTAGTAATGATTTTCTATATAATAAGTCTTTAACTGGTAGTGTTTATCGCTGTGAACATTCTGAATTTGATATTGTAGAGGAGGTAATGAAAGAACCAGTAACTACTTTTACTACCCAACAGGAGGTTTTCAAACATTTAGCTAGTGGCGGGTATATTAGTTGTAGTGGTGTGAATATTTATGGTTTCACAGAAGAAGGTATCCTAGCTTCATTCGATATATATGGTGATTTCATGTATAAGGTTAATTTTACCTTTAACGCACCTTCAGACTGGCAAGTAGCTACCATAGAACCTAAACCAGTTCCTAGATGGGAAGATGCTCTTAAAGATAAGAAGATACTATGTAAAGTAGGTTATAGAGAAGATGATTTATATCTAGTAGCCGTGATACATGATTTACTTTCTGATGCAGATTATCCGTATGAATCTGTAGAGGGTCAGGTTTACACCTTTGCTGTACCACTTACCTTAGAAGAAGTAACTAAACATATCTACGAATGTGAATAACCATGAGATACCTAGTAGCTTTACAAGAAGGTGGGATAATGGAGAGACCGCAAATTACTCTTTCAAACTTCCAAGTTATAGAAGCTAATTCCAGAAAAGAAGCTTTGACTAAGTACAATACAACAAATAATTGTAATTACTATTATGGAACTGTACTGGCTTATAAGAATGAGGTAGGGGAGCTAACTATCTTTAATAGAGATGTAACTTTACAGCAACTAGACCTACTTTAAGATGATAACACTTAACCAAGACCAACTAAGAGCTAAAGAGTTCTTTAGGAACTGGTGGGATAGTGATAAAAGGTTCGCAATCCTTGAAGGTTGTGCTGGTACAGGTAAAACTACTATAGTAAAAGACCTAGTAGCAGAGTTAAAGAATTGCGACCCTTTATTTACTTCTCCAACCAATGAGGCTTGCAGACAGTTAGAGCTAGTATTACCAGTAGGTAGTTTAATTAGAACTACCTACTCTGCTCTAGGATTTCACTTTAAAACAGATGAGGAGGAAGCTAAACTAGCTCAAAGGGCAGAAGCACCTATTATCAATGACATTAATCTACTTATAGTAGATGAGTGTTCAATGGTAGGTCAAGAACTCTTAGATGCTATACTAGAAGCTGGTAAGAAGACACTATTCATAGGCCATAGGTCACAGTTACCAGAGGTAGTAGTTAATCTAAAGTCTGATGATGATTGCGAAAGTGTAGTATTTAAACAGTCTTATCCGATATATACCTTAACTACACCAGAAAGGAATAAAGGAGAACTATTTGAGTTTATAAGTAAGTTAGAGAATTGCATCTATAAGAAGCCTAGGATAGTTGGTAAACGGTATGACATAAGTTTACAAGCTTTAATGGACTATATGGACTCTACAGAAGGTAGACATGACTTTCTTTATGAACGTAGTAAGTATATCTGCTGGACTAATCGCGAAGCAGATGTAATGAATAACTATATCAGGAAGTGTATCTTTAACACAGCTTTGCCTGAACCATTTTATCCTAAAGATAAGATAATTATGACCAGTCCTTGTGTGTTTGTAGAGCCATTAGTAGGTATTACTAAGGGTAGACTAGATAAACTATCCGGCTCATCCGCAGTAGTACAGTTTTCTGCTAATACCAAGGCTATTGTTAGAAAGGTAGGTTTAGCAACAGTTCTAGGTGTACCTTGCTTTGAACTTGAAGTAGAGGTAGATAGTAAAACAAGACCACTACTTTATGTTGCTATAGATATGAGCAAGTTAAAAACTCTAGCCAGTAGGTTAAAGTATGAGTGCTGGAATAAACAGACTACTAAAGCCAGAGAAAAGGCATTTAGAAACTACCATTTTGCTATGAGTATGTTTGCTAATGTAAAACATAGTTATGCTATTACTGCTCATAGAAGTCAAGGTATGACTATACCTAGAGTATATGTATCTTGGAAGGATATAAAGAAGTGTGACAATGTGGTACTTAGGCATAAGCTACTTTATGTAGCCGCAAGTAGAGCTAAAGAACATTTATCAATTATTAGTTAGGAGATTTAGATGAGTACAGTAGATAGAGGACAGTTTCACGAATTTGTAGCTGATTTTATTAGAACTTCTACAGGAGATGTACTAATACAAACCATACTACATGGGTTAGAGGTTAGTAAAAGTCCGGCAGAAGAGTTCAAGACACCCGCTGATGCAGTAGGATATACTATTTATAACATATTTAAACTTATTGTAGAAGGAAATTATCCTAATGAGTGAAGTAGAAACTACTGAGGTTATACATTCTCTATCCGAAGAAGAACTATCTCTACTAGACCAAAAGTATCAAGAGCTAAAACATAAAGTAACTACAGAAAGTTATGAAATGACTCTTGAAGACCAGAAGCTAGTAGTAGATTGGCTTAGAGCTAATAGAGAAACTAAATTCATACTTAATGCTAAAGCAGTAAAGGAGAAGAAAGAGAAAGTAGTTAAAGTTAAGAAACCTAAAAAGTTGACACAAAAGGCGTTAGGCTTACTGTTAATGAGAGAGTTAGCAGGTGAAGTACTAACAGATGATGAAAAGAGAAATAAAGAATTTACTCTAACAGGAGAAATACTAGATGTCAGTTCAAACACTATTCCCGTTAGTCTTATCTAACACAGACTTAAGTAGTTGGTCAAGTTGTCAATTAAAATGGTATCGTGAACGGTGTCAAAGTTGGCGTAAACCTAGTTTTAACAACGACTTAGCCGCTGGTGGAAGTTTCGCCAAAGGGCTTGAAACCGTCCGAAAAGCGTACTATAATGATAAACTTTCAGCTATTGAAGCAATTGATCTAGGCTATTACACTGTAATCGAAAGCCTACACGAGGAAATGGCAAAATCAAACGCTAGTACGGAAACTTTAAAAAGTCCTGAACGTATGGGCTTAGCCTTGAAAGAGTACTTTCGTTACTTTCCACTAGATAATGAAGAGGTTATTCCGGCACAGTTAGAGGATGGTACTCATGCTATTGAACATAAGTTTACAGTTGAGTTACCTATCTTACATCCAGAACTAGGAGTTCCGCTTATCTTTAAAGGAAAACTAGATATGCTTGCACAAAGTATGGGTAGAATTTATATTGAGGATGAGAAAACTACTAAAGCAATTAAGTCTAATGAAGCTGATTTACTAGCTACGGCAGGGCAGTTTATCGGGTATGCTTGGTTAGCTAGAGAAAAAGGTATCATTACAGTAGGCGCTAAAGTTAGAAAGATAGCTATCCAAGTTAAAGAGATTAAATGTGAAGAGATTGAAATACCTATCACAGATTATATGATTAACTTATGGTATGAATCTATGCTTAGTAAGGTAACTGAAATGGTAGAGAAATATAAAGCTACTATGCAGGGTAGCAACTTTAAGTCCCACTTTGTACCTGACTTTCAGCATGGTTGTACTTCTTTCTTCAGACCTTGTTCTTTCCAAGATGGTTGTAAGTCTAAGTATGGTGAGAACTTTATCTCTAGTAATTATCAGCAATTAGTTTGGGATAGTGAAAGTAGAAAGGAAATTCCTTTAACTGATTATAGAACTCTTTTAGGTTTAGAAAATGGTTAAAACAAATATACTATTATATGGTGAAGGTGGTTCTGGTAAGTCCAGCTCAGTAGCTACTGTCTTTAAACTGTTAGATAAAAACCCTAACTTGAAAGTAAGATACCTGATGACAGAAGCGAACGCAATGGCAGGTATGGAAGACGGTATTAAACGTCTAGGTATTACTCTAAAGAAAGGTCAGTTACATTACATGGTTTGCAGACCTACTTATAATCCTAAGTACACTTCAGCCGCAGTAGTTAAAGACTTTAGAGAGAACTTTCTAAACCTATCTGAAGCCGATGCTTTGAAAGTAAAAATAGGTGCTGGAGACCGTTCTAAACATAATGAGTTTATCTCTATCTTAGAAGGGTTAGCAGTATTTAAAGGCACAGACTATGTTACTAAAGAAGTTGATAACTTAGGTGACTACCTACAATGGGATGAGGACACTATCCTTGTAGTAGACAGTTTAACAGCCTGTGTAGATTATCTAGTTTCAACTGTTAAAGGTAGCAGAGCAGCAATTACCCAGAAAGATTATGGTGATGTGCAAAATAATCTAATGGCTAAGATTATTGTACCCTTAACTGAACAATGTAAATGTTCTATCATCATGCTAGGTCATCCTGTTATTGGGGAAGACCAGACAGTTAAACAGCCAGTTGAGGAAAGTTTAAAAATAACTAAGCTATATCCTAAAACCTTCGGACAGGCACTTAATAATACTATAGTATCTAAATTTTCAGAAGTATTATTTGCATATGTAGATAATAATGATAGATTCTATTGGGCAGGTAAAAAAGCTGGTGTAGCTACATCACCTAGAAAAGTACCAAGACAAGATAAGCTAGACCCAGACTTTTCAAAATATCCAATTTTTATAGACTAGATTGGATAAATCAGTTATAATGATTTTGCGGATAGGGATTGCAACCCGAAAGCCAGAACCTTCAACTGGTTTCCGCACCCATCTTTGAAGGATAACTGATTAAGAAGGAGTCAGTGATGTATCAACCATCTCAAGAACTTTTAAAAGAGTATTATAGTTATTGCCCTGAAACAGGTATATTTACCAGAGTAAAATCTAGTGGTAATAATGCTAAAGTAGGTGAAATAGCAGGGTACTATGATAATGGGTATTTAAAAATAAGTCTATTAGGTAAACAATTTAAAGGGCATAGATTAGCTTTCTTATATATGACAGGTATCATGCCTTTGGTAGTAGACCATATAGATGGTAATCCTTCTAACAATAGGTGGGCTAATTTAAGAGCTGTCTCTGCGTTGGAAAACCAATATAACTCTAAAATCAGAAAAGATAATATAACTGGTGTTAAGGGTGTTTCACTTAAAAAGGGTAATTATTATGCTCAGATAGGGGTATTAGGAAGTCGGAAGACTAAACTATTTACCATACATAAATATAGTTCACCAGAAGAAGCTTTAAAAGCTGCTGAAAATTGGTTAATCTCTATGAGAGAAGAACATCACAAAGAGTTTGCAAGACACGGTTAAAGGTCGAAGTGCTTAGACTACTAAATAGCACAATTACATTATTTATTATTTATTATTTATTACTAAAGGAAATACTATTATGGCACGTTTTGATTTAGACCTATCTTCAATGTCTACAGAAAGAAAAGTAATGCAAGCTGGTCAATATCCTGCTTCTATCATTAAGGCTGATGTAAAGACTGGTGATACTAAAGATGGTGAAGGTAAATGGATGCAAATCCAAACTGTTTACGTAGTAAAAGATGAAGATGTTAGTAAAGACTTAGGTTTAGATGAGCCTAAAGTATATGGTAACTTCTTTATCCGCTTTGATAAAGATACAGGTTTGTTGTCTGATGATAACCCACAGTTAGCGCAGTTAGGACAAGCTTGTGGTATCGATGCTACCGATGAATTGTATCAAGAAGGTATCGAAGACTCTATGACTGACTTTGAAGCTTATACTGTTATGTTTACTAACATTGCAAATAGTCTACCGGGCTATGATGTTCTAGTTAATGTAACTCGTAGAGCCCAAGGCGATAACATTAGAGCTGAAGTATCTAAAGTAGCTAAACTAAAAGCTTAATTGGCTTCAACTGTTAGTCATAGCGTTCGATGATTGCTCCGCTAGACTAACCCAGTATCAGTAAGCTGGCAGTATAGGTAGTTCTGTTAAACTCCTAGAGTACAGGTAGTGTTTATTAGGTACTGTGACCTCTCCGACATTAGGCTGTACTTACGTTAATATTAGAGTTGTCGCTCTGTATTAAGCTGGATAACGTAACCAGCAACTAACTTATAGAGGACAACTATATGCACAGACCCAAACACCCATCACCTAAACCAGTTATGGTTATAGTTGATTATCCGATACAAAATGAAGTAGAAAGGGACTTTGCTTGGTCAGGAGCTTCGCACCTATCTTTACTATCTGACCTAGCCAAAGCAGGAATACCACAAAGGTTTATCCATACTACTTATCTTAGTTACGAAAGACCAGCTAAAGACAGTTATGACTGGGCTACTGATTTCTGCAAGAAGAAAGGTTTAGAAACGAAAGGAGATTTCCTACCTTTAGAACATCAAAAAGATTTATACTGCTCACCTGAACTTACCCTAGAAGTACATATGCTTTTAGATGAGATAACTAAAGTCCAACCTAAGTTAATTATTGTAGCCGGTAAATGGAGTTTATTTTTCCTATCAGGCAAAGTAAGTTATACTGCTACACAAGGTTCAGGTAAGTCGCAGAAACCTTTAGGTGGTTTATCTAAGTACAGGGCTTCTTTAGAAACATCTTGGGAAGGTTTTAAACTGCCAGAGCATATTCTATTTCCAGTATTACCACCAGTAACTAAACAGCGTAGTCCAGATAAAATACCTGTAATGCAATGGGATTGTTTAAAAGCTGGTGATTTATTTAGAGGGCTTGTCGAGGAAGGTAAAACAGTTGCTAGTTACTTAGAACCAAAGCAAGAGTTTATCCTTGGAACAGAAATTGAAACTGTTACCGGTTATATGACCGAACTATTAACAGAACTAGATAAAGGTAGCTTGCTAGTATCAGTTGATATTGAAACTCGTTATAGTTCCACAATAGATTGTATTGGAATTGCTTATCAGAACAATAGAGGTATCTGCATTCCATTTTCTACTTTAGATAGCCCTAACTTCTGGACTGCTGAAGAGGAGTATAAGGTATTTGAGTTGATAGTGAAAGCATTTAACCATAAGAATCTACAAATCATAGGCCAGAATTTTATGTACGATAGTACCTTTATATCTACTTTCTGGTTATTGAAAACAAAAGCTGAAATAGATACTATGGTTCTACACCATGTTCTATATAATACAATGGAAAAGAACTTAGCGTTTCTAGCTAGTATTTACTGTGATAACTATCAATTCTGGAAAGACGACCAACAGCATGGCTAACTATACTGAACAAGACGTAACACGCTGGCGTTACAATATAAAGGACATTCTCTATACCAGAGAAATAGCCCTTAACTTACAAGGTGTTCTAAGGTCACAGAACCCTAAACTACAAGAGTTCTATGAATTCCAGCAATATCATAATGCACCTGCTTTAGACAGAGTAATGCACAGAGGTATTAAAATAGACTTAGCTAAGAAAGATGAACTCTTTACTCAATTAACAGCTTTATTAACTGATGTAGAAAAGAAACTAGAGTATCTTATTGGTGAGCCGTTCAACCCAAAGTCTTTACCACAGATTAAGGCAGTCTTTAAAGACCTTTTAGGTATTAAGCCTATTATTGATAAAAAGACAGGTAATGAGAGCTTTTCGTCTGGATATATGTTACAATATCTTGAACAATATCCTATGTATAAGCCCTTGATTACTTTGATTTTGGAATACCGAAGTATAGGTGTTTTCCTTAGAACCTTTGTATCCGCTAAAGTTGATGATGATGGTAGAATGAGAACCAGCTATAACATTGCTGGAACTAAAACCTACCGACTATCTAGTAGAAAGAACCCTTTTGGTAATGGCGCTAATTTAGCTAACATTCCCTCTAAAGGTAAGATAGACCTTAAATTCTCTTTAGCAACTATAGAACCTACAGAAGAAGTAGAATCAGATGAGAGTTTTGTTGTTGGTGAGTATGAAGGTATAACTAAGTTACCTAACTGTAAAGAGTTTTTTATACCTGATGATGGTTATACCTTCTTTAATGCTGACTATAGTGGTGCTGACGCTATGATAGTAGCTTGGGATAGTGACTGCACTTGGTTACAAAAGTTCTTTACTACCTCTAATGAGAAACTATATATCTATATCGGCTCACATTACTTACAGAGAGAACTTACGGTACACGATAAAGAGTATAAATTATATAAACAGTTTATTCATGGTACTAACTATGGAATGATGGAAGCTAAAGCAGCCGCTAATGCTAATATGCCTTTAGATGAAGCTAGGAAACTTAGACAATGGTACTTTAAATTATGTCCTGAGATTCCACAATGGCATAAAAGAATAGCTAGTGATATTAGTTCAAGAGGATATGTCGAGAATATCTTTGGTGCTAGAGGATATTTTATGAATAAAGATAGTCCGACATTATTAAATCAGGCATATGCTTTCATACCACAATCAACTATTGCTATCTTAGTTAATAAAGGTTTAGTTAATATAGACCAGAAGGAGAAAGATATACAAGTTCTACTACAAGTGCATGATGCTTTGGCAGGTCAGTTTAAAACCTCAGACTTAGATGCACCTAATAGGATTGTTAAACATATGAGTGTTGAGTTACCTTATAAACGTCCGCTGGTAATTCCAGTAGACATAACCACAAGTGCTAGAAGCTATGGAGATTGTTAGATGATAGAAGTTACAGTAACATTTAAAGAACTGGAAAAGATGCACAACCCAGAGTTATATATTCAGAGTAAGTTAAGAAATGCAGGTATTCCTTTAACTGGTTTGTTCTCAGTTAGTAACCTAGTAAGCTTAGGTAGGTTAGTCAAAGAACAACACACAGAACAAGGTTTAATCGTCTATAAATGGGATTCAAAATGAATAAAATACAAGTTAAATTGGTAAATGATATGGTTAGTTTGCCTGAAAGAGCTACTGATGGTAGTGCAGGCTTTGACCTACTAGCTGCTATAGATGAGACCTTAGTCTTACAGCCAGGAGAAAGTAAACTAATTCCGACAGGATTAGCTATTTTTATTAAAGACCCCTCAATAGTAGGGTTAATTCTACCTAGAAGTAAACGTGGTCATAAAGATGGGTTAGTAGTAGGTAATTTAACCGGAGTTATTGACTCAGACTACCAAGGACAATGGTTTGTATCTGCTTGGAATAGAAACAGTAACAAGACAGTAACTATCGAACCTTATTCAGCAATTGCACAGACTGTATTCTTACAGTTAGCAAAGGTAGACTTTGAAGAAGTCCTAGAGTTCCCAGAAACTACAGAAAGAAGTGATGGAGGAATTAGTAAAAATGTCGACACAAGAAACTAAGCAAAGATTAGGTACTGTCAAAGATATAGCCTTGGAGTTAAAACTATCTGAGTCTAGGATTAGAGCTTACTTAGGTAAAAATGGCTCTCCAGACCCAGTAAAGTTAGGTCAATTCTATGGAGGAGGTAGAACAGCTAATCTATATGACATAGAGAAGTTTAAAGTTTTCTATAGAAAGTCAGTTAATAGTAAAGTTGACCGGACTGAAACTAAAAGTGTTTTCAATAATGAGTTAGCTAAGGCTTTCCTAGGAGGTAGGCGATGACTAAAGCTAGAATAGGTTATGCCGTTTACTGGATAGTTTATTTTGCCGCTATGGGACATTTATATCAGTACATGGAAGAGAAAATACCTAAATATATCAAAGAAGAGGTAGTTAAACGTGGTAATTAACTTTAGTTGTACTAAGTGTGGAAGTACTGTATTTAGGATATATGTATCTAGGAATCTAGCAGAGTGCCATGATTGTTTGGCTAGATATGAACTAGATAAGATACATGAGATTAAAATTGAACATCAGAGGTAGTTATGTGGGTGTTGGAATTAATAGTGCATTTAGGCTTGGAGCTGATAATAGGTCTAACTATAGGTGCTATAGTAGGATTAACATATGTTTTTATAGCGGAGTATCTACATGACAGAGATTAAGACAGAGGCCAAAACTGGAGTAACTTTGAAAGAAGGATTTGATAGATTTTTAGAGCATCATAGTTTAACTGGGGATGAGGTAGTTCCCTATATATTACTTGTAGAGGGGGATAATAGCTTCTACTCAACCTATGTAAATAGCTCTTTTACGTTAAGATTAGGTATCCTAAAAAGGGCATTAGTAGATTTAGAAAATGATTATAAAGAGGAACAATTAAATGACAGACATTAAACAAACATTAAATGAACGTGGTAAACGATATGGCTCTTTCAAAGGTCATGCAGAAGTAGCACAAAGATTAAAAGCAGTAGTACAGGAAGAACTAGCCGCTAGAGGTAAGTTTCTTTCACCAGTACAACAAGAAGCTGTAGATATGATTTTACATAAGTTAGCAAGAATTGTAAATGGTGATTCTAATTACATAGATAGCTGGAGAGACATCGTAGGTTACTCACAGCTAGTTGTTGATGAGTTACTTGTAACAGATGGCTCTACTGATGTTAAGACTATGCCTTTAGAAGTAGTTGATGGTCAGTTAGTAGTTAAAGGTTCTAAGCTATTACCTGAAGCTACAGTAGCCCAAGAAGAGTATGTTATTAACTTTGGTGATAGAGGCGATAGGGATGGATATAAGAGCAGATAAGGGGTATATGTAATGCGAAAAGTAGGTAAAAATCACAATAAGAGTAAAGATAACCTATATAGCCGATGGGCAA